ATAATTACTTTAGCAAAACAAAGACAAAAAGAAATCCACGAGAAGTATGCCATCGAAAAGCAAATCAAAAGGCAAAGGGTTCGAGAGAGAAATAGCAAAACACCTCTCTGAAATGTATAACAATTCATTTACAAGGGTTCCTGATAGTGGTGCTTTTACTGGAGGTAAGAACAATTACCGAAGAGAGACACTCACAGAAGGACAAGTCAGAGCCCATAAAGGAGATATTATACCTCCTGACCATTGGAAATACTTTAATGCAGAGTGTAAAAACTATGCTGGATTTCCTTTCCATCAATTACTCACTAAAGGCCCCATTCCACAACTTGAAAACTGGCTACAACAAACACTTGAGGCAGCAGACCAAGGCGATGTAAACATCCTCTTTATGAAATTTGACCACATAGGCAAATATATCGCATACCAATTACCACAAAACTTCAAAACTAACAGGCACTTAGACTACACAGACAAGGCTAACAACACTTGGAGACTTACAGGTTACAATGACTTTTTTGAATTGAACAAAGAAGCATTTGAAACTTGTTGTACAGGCGCTTAAGGCTATATACGAGACATTGTTTGATTAGGGTTGCCTAATCCATCTTGAGGGGTTGTTTATACACAACACCGGATTCTGGTGCGTCTCACTCACGATAACCCCTAAAAACCTCTAGCACTAGGAACGAAGCAGAGGATAGTGTAAGTTTAACTTACATGATGTCGGTGTAGGTAAGGGAAAGGCAGGAGCCCTTGGGGTCGTACAAAACACCTACTTCATAGTCACGGCAAATGCAACTCACATGAAACATTTTCTAAAAGACTTGGAACCTTTGTACAGGTTCCGTCTGACCAAAACAATCTACATGAACCATCTAATTAATCCAGTTCTATTAATTCTAAAAGAAATGTGTTAGAGCGTAAGCGAAAACACTAATGAGCGTAGCTCATTACATAAATATAGGATAGGAGAATATTTTGAACATTTCTGATATCTTATTCGAACAACCTACAGTTAGTACAGATTCTTTCCATGAGATTAGAGAGTTACCTCCTGATGGAAACGGTGATAAAGGTTATAAAATTTACAATAAAGAGACAAGAAAACTTATTAGAACTTTTAGAGGTCCTAATGCTGCTACGGCTGCTGAAACATTTGTAGATAAAGAAGATGTTAAAATAGCAGACCGCTTACGTAAGGAAAAATTTTCAAAGGAAAAAACAGGAACTCCTGAAAAAAGAAAAGCTATTGCAGCAAAAGGTTGGCAAGGCTTGTTTAAAGGAAAATTTTTCTATAAGATTGTTAGATTATTAACCTTACTAAATTTAGCCGATGATGTTATAATCTACATGAGACGTTATCTTGTTGCTTACACAGACAATGGATGCAGTGCTGATCAAAATCCTAATATCCCAAGCAAATATCGCAAAGGCAAAACAGTATACGATGATATGGAATGGATAAGACAACGATTGGCAGATACATTCGCTACTATAGGTATTAGAATAGTTACAGGTATAATAGGTGGTGCGCTTATAGGATGGTCCGTGATGAAAATCTTAGCAGCATTATCTGCGGTACTAATAGCAGTATCTGGTGGAACTTTAATTATTCCAGTAGTAGGCATACTATTAGGATGTTTAGGCGGGTATTTTGTTGCAGATGTTGAAAAGAAATTTGCAAGCGAACTAGAAGTTATGGGAACTACATTAGGCGAAGTGCTTTTTCATTTTGTGTGGATAGATCTGTTAGCAATGGCATTACCTCTTTGTAACGAAGCGGCAGGTTTGCAAAAAAATAATATACTACTTGAACAAAAATTAAACGAAGAAGGAAAAGCAAACGAAGCCCTTAAAAAGTTTACAGATCATGTTAATGAACTTTGGGATAAATTGTTATCAACAGTAAGCAGGCGCAAAGAAAAATACTTAAGATTTGTAATTGACAAAGTCAAATCAATGGCATCTTAGTTTTTGTAGTAAGTTCAATATTTTCTTTTATGATTTCTCCTATTATTTCTTTATCTTCGTAATTCAAATTCAAAAAAATATCTTCATACGTCATACTACCACGCATGTACCATGCTATTTTAAATACACCGTGTTTGATTTGTTTTTGTTGTTGCTCGTATTTCCTTGCTAACTCTAAAATGCCAGATTCATCGAGCGTTAGGATCTGGCGGCGAAAAAAGTACTGTAGTCTATTGTAATTTTACTTTTGTATTCTTTTTGACAATCTTCATTAGCACATTGCACAGACATGTCAGGCATTTCCCAAGACGTGTTTAAGTCTCGTATTGTTTTTGCTATCAATTGATATAATTCTCTGTCTGCCTGTGCAAGGAAATTAGAAATTTCAATATAGTCTTTTTCAATATTTTCTCCATCACTTATATTATCAATATGTTGGAACACAGTCTTGAAATTGGTCTTTGTCATTGAATCATATATAACCTGTTTTTGCTTGTCTTTTTGTTCATCTGTAAGCGCATTAGCACTGGTTATGTTTAATAAACTTTTTTCATGCTGATAATTTTCTTTACCGACCTCAGTTGCTGATTGATAAGTTACAGATCTTATAGTGATTATTAAACCATTGTAATTTATTTCTTTATAACCTTTAACGTCATCATAATGCGAGAGTAACCTAGATAAATTTAAATCACTGTCTGTTGTTGTATTACAATGAGGACAAGATGTTGTAACTGGTAATTTTTCTCCGTAACTTGCAATTCTAATTGCTATTAAAAAGAAGTCAACATCTGTATTGATTAATTTCCAAGGATCAATTACACTAGGAATACAACTTCTAATAATATTTGCAGTAGCTTCTCCTGAAAACAAAGCATCAGGAGTTTTTAAAACAAGTTCATCCATTGTGTTCATACCAAAAACAGGTATATCTTCAATCTTGTTATTTTCTAATACACTATCATCATAAAATTTACCTTCGCTTGGCAATCTAACATATATTTTTGGTTGTCTTTTGAATTGGTCTAAAAAACTTGGCATGTTTATTCCTATAAATATATTATATTTACATGTTGAAAAACCGCGGAGATTAATTAATGGCAACAAATGATATTGATGCAGAAATAAAAAAGATAGCCGAAGAACTAGATAAAGCAATGCGAGGAACAGCAGGAGGATTTAATAGTCTTAGTGCAGTATTACGAAAAGGCACAACAACTGCTGATGAATTTACAAAAGGATTTAGTGACGCACTCAACATTGTACCTGCTATAGGCAGTGTACTTTCTGCGTTTGGTAAAAATGTAGCTGTTGCAACTGAGTACATAGAAGAAACAAACAATATGTATAATCAGTTAGCAAAAAACGGCGCTGGATTATCAGGTAGTTTATTTGAGCTACGTGCATCTTTTAATGAATCAAGGATGTCTTTAGATCAGTTTACCCGATTTGCAGCTGACAACAGTCAAGAACTTGCTGCCTTTGCCGGCGGAGTCAGTGCTGGTACAAAAATGATAGGCCAATATGGTAAGGCATTGAATACAGCTACTGGAGATGCAGCACCTCTAATTAACCAATTCCTTGCATTAGGTTACACAATAGACGAAGCGACAGAATTTACAGCACGATACTCGGCTCAGAACCAACGCAGTAATAGGATAGCGCAGAGAGATGCACTAGCCCAAGCTAACCAAGCAGCTGAGTATGCCAAGCAGTTAAAAGTTATATCTGCATTAACTGGAAAAAATGCTCAAAAAATGGCTGAGGAAATAAATGAACGTAAAAGAGATGGTGCGACCCGGGCAGCATTAATGTTAGCAGAACAACGTGCAGGCGAAAAAGGTGCAGAGGTTGCAGCATCTTACGATGCAACACAAGCTGCCTTACAAAAATCTCCTAAGGTCATGCGTGATTTGCTAGACGATTTAATTCAAACTGGCGTTCCTATGTCAGAAGCTACACAGAATTTTGCTGCTCTAAACGGTGAAGCTTATAATCTTTTAGTTAAAGCAGCTCAAGCAACAAAAGCAGGTGATGTCGAAGAAGCACAAAGATTAACAGAAGAAGCGGCTGCAAAAGGAGCTGAATTTGCCCAAAGTGAAATGGGATTAACGATTGCTACCTATTCTCAAGCAAGTGATATTGCAAAAGGACAGGCCGATGCACTAGCTGAAATGGGTCCAATAATTGATCAAGTTCGTGGTAACATGGAAGACTTAGAAGCAACTACCGGACAAAGTAATACGTTCCTTGATGCATGGAATCAAGCAGTTGAAAACTCAAAAAATAAAGTTAATGACACTGTATCAGGTTTAGTAGCTGGCACCAATGTTAAACAAATTTATGATGCAGTTGGAAAAGAAATAACCGACGCAACTGTTCAGGTACAAAATAAAGTTACTGATACATTGGCAAATGCAGACGCAGGTGCAGAAGATTTTGCTATAAATGCTGCAAGCACAATAGGCGGAGCTGGAGAAAAAATTACAAATGGTATAATTACTAAACTTGAAGGTATGCCAATATTTGAAGATGACATGAAATCGGCACTTGAATCATTAGATGAAAATCAAAAACAGCAGTTAGGCATATCTAATGAAATGATTGAGAAATACAATGAATATATGAGCCTAGGTGCAGAAGATACAGGCAAAAAAGCAGATCTACGAGCAGAACTCGGAGGCAAGATTTTTGAAAGTCAATATGCTAGCGAGGAGGATCAAGCAGTATTTAAAGAGCTAGGAAATATAGCACAACAAATTAAAGCAGACAGAGAAAAAACAAACAAAGAAAATAGACAAGACATTATTGGAAATGGAGATAGCGAACCATACGGAGAGATAAATGCTGGATTGGAAGAACTTTATAACAGTATTGATGAAACTTTCAAAGATGGAATAGATATTGATTCAATTAATGACACTAATTGGACAAAATTTTTAAATTCTCTCGGACAGCGTACTGAAAGCGAAGAAGCAGAGAAACCAAAAGACAAAGAACAAGCAGTACCAATGTCGATGAAAACGCCTGTTGGACCAGTTCGAGAAACACCTGACTTCAGCATTTTTGAAGATTTTGCAAAAGAAGATCAAGCAAGGAAAGCAGAACAGGATAGTATACAGCAACAAGTGGCAAGTCTTGGTCCTGAAATGAAAAGTGTTTTTGACGATTTATTAATGGGAAGGGTTCCAGAAAACGACGATGTTCAAAAGATTTTCGAAGAAAATGGAGCTGAAGCTTTTGCCAAGGTACAAGATCTAGCCACACAAATGCAAGGAACTTACAGTAAAGATTATTCACAGGTTGCAATGGTACAACCTCAAGCAGAAGTTCCAAGCATGACTAAAGATCCAGCTGAAGCTTTTGACAAGGTACAAGATCTAGCCACACAAATGCAAGGAAATTACAGTAAAGATTCACAGGTTGGAGCTGAAGCTTTTGCCAAGGTACAAGATCTAGCCACACAAATGCAAGGAAATTACAGTAAAGATTCACAGGTTGCAATGGTACAACCTCAAGCAGAAGTTCCAAGCATGCCTAAAGATCCAACTGTTGATCCTTATATTAATAATAACAACATAGCAGATAATATGCAAAGCCAATCAAACACTTTACAAAAAAGTATAGATGATTTAAGTATGATGGTAGGTAAATTAATTGGTCAATTAGAAGGACCTACAACATTAGCAAATGCACAACCAGAAGAAAATAATATGGAAAAGCAGCTAGTTAGTCTCAATGATAATGTTAAAACCTTAATTGGCATAAATACACAAACAATGAACTTATACAAAAGAAATCTAGAAGAAGTCAGGAGTAATGCGACCTTCGCCTAAGGAAATTATTAATAAATGAGTTGGAAAAAATATTTTACACCGGTAAATAAAACCGGATCACGAACTGAATCACAAAGTCCTATAAGCGGAAGAGAATTTTCAAATAAGCCTGGACCAGCTAGATCTAATTATAATTCCTTTTTACCAGACATCTATACCGGCGCACCTAATCGAGTTGAGCGATACGGACAGTATAATACTATGGATATGGATTCAGAAGTTAATGCTGCACTTGATATCCTTGCTGAATTTTGTACTCAAAAAAATAAAAAGAATGACACACATTTTGAATTTAAATTCTATAAGAATGCTACTAATACAGAAGTACAAATACTCAGCGAATATTTAAAACAATGGTATAAATTACAAGAATTTGAAACTAGGATGTTCAGGATTGTAAGGAATACTTTTAAGTATGGAGATACATTTTTCTTAAGAGATCCAGAAACAAAAAAATTATTTTACGTTGATCCAGCAAAAGTAAATAGAATTATTGTAAATGAAAGTGAAGGTAAAGAACCCGAACAATACATAGTACAAGATGTAGCATTAAACTTTAAAGATCTTGTTGCAACACAACCTCTACAAACAAATGGCAGTGTAACTGGCGGAGGAACAGGTTACTTAACAGGTGGAGCAAGAGGAATGGTTGGACCAACTAATCCTTCACAGGTTGGTTCACGTTTCCAGCTTGAACAAGAAGAGATTGCAGTTAATGCAGACCATATCTTACATATAAGTTTGAGTGAAGGGCTTGACGAAAACTTTCCTTTTGGTAACAGTTTATTAGAAAGTATTTTTAAAGTTTACAAACAAAAAGAACTATTAGAAGACGCAATTATTATTTACAGGGTGCAGAGAGCACCTGAGAGAAGAGTTTTTTATGTTGATGTGGGTAACATGCCTAGTCATCTTGCAATGCAATTTGTTGAGCGTGTAAAAACGGAAATCCATCAGCGGAGAATACCATCTAAGACAGGAGGAGGTACAAACGTCATAGACAGTAGCTATAATCCTCTGTCAATCAACGAAGATTACTTTTTTCCACAAACAGCAGAAGGCAGAGGCAGCAAAGTTGAAACACTACCAGGTGGAACTAACCTAGGTGAAATAGATGACTTACGATATTTTACAAACAAATTAGTAAGAGGTCTACGTATACCTAGCAGTTACTTACCTACTGGTGCTGACGACAGTAATGCACAGTATAATGACGGTCGAGTAGGTACAGCTTACATACAAGAATTAAGATTTAATACTTACTGTGAAAGATTACAAAACTTATTAATAGAAGAATTTGATCAAGAATTTAAAAGATACTTATTAGAAAAAGGTGTTAATATAGACACTGCAATGTTTGATATTAAGTTTTGTCCTCCACAAAACTTTGCAGCATACAGACAATCTGAACTTGACACACAACGGATTGGTACATTTGGCCAAATACAAGCTATACCATTTATTGCTAATCGTTTTGCATTGAAAAGATATCTAGGATTAAGTGAAGAAGAAATTGCAGAAAATGAACGGCTATGGCGTGAAGAAAATGACGAAACTCTACAACCAGGCGGCGGTGATGCGGCTGCTGAAATGCGAGGCGTTGGTATAAGCGGTGCAGGTATTTCTGCAGATGTAGGAGGAGCTGAAGATATTGCGGATATTGAAGGAATGGAAGACGGTGGCGAAGGTGAACCGCCAACCAGCGCAACAGTTCCTGGTCCAGGAGCCGAAGCCGCCCCAGCAGATACAGGAGCCGCCCCGACGGTATAAATACAGTATGATACTACGTGAATTATTTTATTATGATAAAGAAACTATGGAGCCTGCAGAAGATGACAGGTACGAGCCACAGTATGACAAATCTGTTGTTAATCTTGACGATACCAGAAAAACAAGATTAACACTTAAACAAATAAATCGTTCTAGGAAAGCAGCAGAACTTCATGATAAAGAAAAAGCAAATGAGATTGAATTTGTAAGACAGATGTACGGAATGGCTGCTCAAGCGGCTGCAGCAGGCGAAGGGTTAGTGTGAAAATTGATAAATCATTATACACTAAAGAAGAATTTAAACTCATAAAAGAACAACGTAGAAAAGCAAAAAATCAAAAAAAAAAGAAAAATTTTTTATAGACCATCTAAAAATAAAACCCATCAAATTGCTTTTGTATTAGGTAATGGAAACTCTAGGCGAGATATTTTATTACAAGAACTTTCAACTGTAGGTGTAATCTATGGTTGCAATGCAATTTACAGAGAATTTTGTCCTGAGTATCTTATAGCTGTTGATGCAAAAATGATCCTAGAAATAAATAAATCAGGTTATCAAAATAAACATGAAGTATGGACTAACCCAAATAGGGCATATGAAAGAATGAATAACTTTAATTTTTTCCAGCCAAGTAAAGGATGGAGTAGTGGTCCTACAGCACTATGGTTAGCAGTTCAACATAAATGGAAAGAAATATTCATATTAGGGTTTGATTACAAAGGACTAGACGGCGGTAAAAAATTTAATAATATATACGCAAATACTCCCAACTACAAAAAAAGCTCAGATAGTGCTACATTTTTTGGTAACTGGGCAAGACAAACAAAAACTGTAATAAAAGAAAACCCTGATGTAATGTTTAAAAGGGTTATTGATAAAGGTAATTATACTCCTGAAGACTTAGAAAAATTACATAATTTTCAAAATATAGATAAAGAATTCTTTAAAAAAACATATAGCTTAACATAAAAATAACATTTTGACACCTTTTCAGTACCTTTTTCAAAATTTTAATTAAATACTATTATGACAGCCTTACCATCTGGTAAATTTATAGGAGTAATCAATGGCACAAAAAAGAACAAGAACGAGAGTGAACGAGGCATTAAGGCCAGTAGCTGGCAGTAAAAAAGGTCCAGTCAGTGATCAAAAACAAAAAGAATTAGATCAAGCTGAAAAAGCTGATAAGCAAAAAACAGGTTCTACAGCAAAGTCAGGACCAATGAAAATAGAATCAGTTGATAAGTTTCAACAAATGCTTGAGTATCTTGTAAACGAAGATACTGCACGAGCTGAAGATTTATTCCATGAAATTGTAGTAGAAAAATCAAGACAAATTTATGAAAATTTGTTGCAAGAAGAACAAGATGAAGAAGTTGACGAAGCTGATGACGAAGAAGTTGACGAATCAGACGATGATGAATTAGATGAATCTGATGACGAGGATGAAGATCTAGAAGAAGATTACTACTACGTAGATGAAGCAGCAATTAGACCTAAACATGCAGAAAAGTTAAGAGGCAAGAAAAAAGCTGCAGAATATCAAAGAGATCAAGCAGTTGAGCCTGAGGGAAAAGGCAAAAAGAATACATACGAAGCTTATGACGAAGACGACGAAGAAGTTGATGAAAACTTTAATTTGGACGAATTTGAAGTTGAAGGCGAACCAGAAATGGACATGGACATGGGAATGATGGGCGGAGACGCAGGCGATGACATGGAAATGGACATGGATGACGAAGAAGGCGACATGGATATGGATGCTGATATGGGCGGAGACGAGCCTGTAACACAAGATGATATTAAAGATCTTGAAGCAGAATTAGCCGACCTTAAAGCAGAATTTGAGCAAATGTTAGCTGGCGAAGAAGAAGGTGACATGGACATGGACATGGATGACGAAGAAGGTGACATGGACATGGATGACGAAGAAGGTGACATGGACATGGATGACGAAGAAGGTGACATGGACATGGATGACGAAGAAGAAATGCCTGAAGAAAATTTTAATTATGAATCAAGAAAATACTTGAGTCAAGCAGAACTTATGCGAGAATATGTTAATAAAATAGGCGGCGAGCAATATCATCAATATGGCAAAATGGGAGACAATGGTACAAACACAAAGTCACCAGTAGCTGGTAAAAATGATATGGGCGGAACTACAGCAAACATCTTAAGAGCCGATACCGAAGCCGGTGTAGAAGCTAACAAAGGTAATCTACATGGTAACCCAATAAGTGATCAAAATCCAAAAGACATGTCTACAGGTAATGTAAATGTTCCAGGAAATAAGAAAGCACCTGCAATGAAACCACATTCTGCAGGACATGGTGCTGAAAGAAAAGGTAAGCCAGAGTCAGCCGACAAAGGTGCCGGGAGCCTATTAAACGGTGCTCCAAAGAGAGCAAAATAATAAGGACTTATAGATGAATTTACTACGAGAGCATTTGACCTTTGACCAAGCAGGGGTTATCGTTGAGAATGCCAACGAAGGGAAAGACTTGTTTATGAAAGGGATTTGTATACAAGGCGGAGTACGCAACGCTAACCAGCGTGTTTATCCTGTAAACGAAATTGGCAGGGCTGTCAAAACTCTCAGCGAGCAGATACAAGGTGGATATAGTGTTCTCGGTGAAGTAGATCATCCAGAAGGCCTCACAGTCAATTTGGATCGTGTTAGCCACATGATAACTGAAATGTGGATGGACGGTCCAAATGGCTACGGAAAAATGAAAATCCTTCCAACGCCTATGGGACAATTAGTAAGAACAATGCTGGAAAGCGGAGTTAAGCTAGGAGTTTCAAGTAGAGGGTCAGGAAATGTTTCAGAAGACGGAAGCGGAAATGTAAGTGATTTTGAAATTATTACAGTAGATGTTGTAGCACAACCTAGCGCACCTGGTGCGTATCCAACTCCTATATACGAACATTTAATGAATACAAGAGGTGGATATAAGGCATATGAATTAGCACAGGCAACTAGAGAAGATAAAAAGGCACAAAAGTACTTAAAAGAATCGTTGATCAATATGATCAATCGACTCCAATAATAGGAGAATAATAATGTTGGATGCACTAAAAACACTTTTTGAGAACAACGTAGTTTCAGAAGATGTGCGCCAGGAAATTGAAGAAGCATGGAACGCAAAGGTGAAAGAAAATCGCCTAAGTGTTACTGCAGAACTTCGTGAAGAGTTTGCTCAAAAATATCAGCATGACAAAGGCTTGATGGTAGAAGCAGTAGATAGAATGGTAAGCGAAAAATTAGAAGCTGAAATAGCTGAGCTAGTTGAAGATCGCAAGCAACTTATTGAAGCAAAGACCAAATATACTAGAGCTATGAAAGAGAATGCAACAGTGATGAAGCATTTTGTTACTAACAGCTTAGTAAAAGAAGTTAGAGAATTACACGAAGATCAAAAAACAATGGCGGACAAATTTAGAATGTTAGAAGATTTTATTGTCGAAAGTCTAGCATCAGAAATTAAAGAGTTCCAAATTGATAAGAAAGATTTAGCTGAGACTAAAGTAAGACTTGTTAGAGAAGCTAAAGGACATTTCAAGAAGATTAAAACAAAGTTTGTTGAAACAAGTGCGAACAAGGTATCTACATTAGTTGATAAAGTTCTTAATAAAGAAATTCATCAGCTGAAAGAAGATATTCACACTGCACGAAAAAATGACTTTGGTAGAAGATTGTTTGAAGCATTTGCAGCTGAGTACGGCAATAGCTATCTCAACGAAAAATCTGAAACATCTAAACTATTAAAAGTTGTTGATATTAAAAATAAGCAATTAGTAGAAGCTAAGAAAATTCTTGAGCAAGCTAAAATTGCTGCACAGAAAAAGCAAAAAGAACTAAAAAGTTTAAATGAATCTATTAATAGAAGTAAAATTATTTCTGAATTAGTAGAGCCTTTAAATAAATCACAAAAAGAGCTTATGCTTGATTTATTAGAAAGTGTACAAACAGATAGACTACAAAATTCTTTTGAAAGATATTTACCAACCGTAATTGACGGTAAAAAACCAGAGCAAAAAAAGGCAATTATAACAGAAGGCAAAGAAGTAACAGGCAATAAAAAACAACAAGAAATGACAACTGGTGCAAGGGATAATGTCATTGACATTCGTAGACTTGCAGGACTTAATTAAGGAGAAATAAGAGATGTCAGAATTATTAG